ACTCGGCCATTTCACCATAACATCCATCAATCACATCTTGAATTTTACCTTCACAAACGGTATCCATAAACTTGATAGTTTTTTGTGTATCTTCTCCAAGACCTACCTTCTGAACGAGAGAATCAAGAGCAATGTACAAAGAGTCAGTATCGGAAGCAATAACGTAATCTGTTCCATCTGTTTCTAATACTTTATTTAAGTATTGATTGACTGCTCTCTCAGCCCACCGAATGGAAAGCTGACCCGCAACGGATACAGCTTCAGCATTCCTCACATCATAAAAACGAAACCATTGATTACCAAGGGCTCCGTAAGCTGAATTGAGAGCAATCTTTAAATTAATCTGCATATTGTGATACTGGGCGAGTTTGTTAGTATCTGCAGCCTTACCTTTTTTCTGTTCCGCAATCATCAAATCTTTATACTTGACGCGGTCAGTATACATCTTCTCCATAAGAGCAGGAAGAAACCCCTGTTTCTTACGAGTATACAAAGAACCATTTGGAGTCATTGTAAGATTTTTCTCTTTAAGAAAGGCAACGTCAAATTCTTTATCAAGTAAAGCATCTACCAAACCAGACTCAGGATACATACCTACAAGAGTCTCAGGAGAAATATTATATTGCATTATTAGATGTGGATACAAAGAATTCAAGTCAAAACTAGCAACCCACTTGTGCCGACCAATTTGAGGAGTTTTCACATAGGCACCTTCATATGCTTCTAATTTAGTCTCATGTTTCTTTGGTGGAACAACAATTTGTTGGTCTTTCAAATGATTACAGATAATACAATCCCACATTTTCACAGGACTGAACACATCATTGAAGTTACACTTGGCCATGTAAGCCAGTGAGATAATCATCTCCAAGAGTTTCATCTTTTCTTCTAGTCTTTCCAACAAGACAACATCATGAACATTGTAGTCAACGAACTTCTGAAAGTTTGTTTGATATAGTTCATGTAGCGAAGAGTATTCTGAATAGTCTAGTTTCTTTTCACCCAATTCTGCGTAAGCAATGTGATTCAAAGAATAAGACTCTTGATTGACATAGGTAAACTTCTTATAAGCATCCATGTAATCAATACTTGAAATTCCAACCAGATCAAAAATCTGTTGTTTTCTATTACCGAATAGAGTTATTTCATTCTCTTTATACCAACCCCAAGGCGAAAGTTTCTTAGCCATTTTCTCACCAAGAACTCTGACTATGCGATTGACAAGATACGGAATATCAAAAAACCTTGAATTCCATCCAGTGATAATATCTGGATAATTCATAGACCAATCAAGGACAAAGTTTTCCAATAACCTTGTTTCATTCTCACAATGTATATACTCGACACCTTCGCCCGGCGTGTATTCCTGACAACCATATGTTTTGAAATTTTTCCCACAACGATAAGAGATGGCCAAGACTTCTTCATTGGCATTTCTTACATCTGGAAAACCATGTTCAGAACTAGTTTCAATATCAATATATCCAATCTTAATCTTATCTAAATCATAGTCAACCATACCACGATAATTATCAGAAATAAAAGAATATTGGAACTGGTCAAACCCAAAAACATTACCGGCATAGTCTTTCATGGCTTGGCGTGACTCTTTCATAGAGCCCCACTTCACAGGAGCAACATTTCGGTTATCTAGGGTTTTCCATTGGGGATTTTGAGGTTTGTGAGATTCTACAAATAAAGTAGGTTCGTAGTTCAATTTCTCTTTGAAAGATTCACCACGATCATTAACACCTCTCAAAGCAATGAAATTACCATGAGGCTGTACATTAGTATAAAACATTATAGTTTATCTGGTTGGTGGTCAAGGATGGTCTATGTATTTAATGTAATTCACTTCTAACTTATCTAAATTATTATAACACAATAAGATGTGTTTGTCAACCCACGAACGGCCGCGATTGGCACCTATCACAAATAAAATTTGTAGATAAACTAGCCACACATATTTCATATTTTCCTCCTATGAGAGAAGGCCTGTCTTATATTGGGTCTTCCCATTGACTCTTAGAGCCGTCATTGTTTTACCACGATTACTCCCATCAAGAACATAAGAGCAATGAATCCATCCGCTATTTGGGTCAACTCCATCATAAAATTCTAGAATGAGTTGGTCAAATATTAAATTTTTCTCTATCCATTTTGCAAGGTCTGGATTAGAAATTCTTGTTGATTCAAAATCTGCAGCCTGTCCATTACAATGCTGACTTGTCTTTGAACCACCTACTGCCTTGTTTAATGCTGGAGAACGATATCCACTATTGATACGAATAACTCCAAATTCTTCTCTTACTGGTTGTAAGATAAAATTGCAGAGATTAGTTAAATTAATAACGTGTTCTCTTGATGCATCATTTGATATACCTAAACGATCAGCAGTAGAACTTTTTATCATTTCTTGATACCCAAAGTTTTTTGTCAGGTGACCATTATAAGATGGTATCTTGACTGCCATAATATTCCTTCCTAAGCTTGTTTTATATCAACTGAACCAGTAGTAGGATCAAATGTAAGTGTGAATGTTTTTTCGATTGGTTTGAGTGTTCCGTCTGCTTTGGTGATAGGTAAATTTCCATCAACAGCAGCCATCAATGCTTCTTTAGCAGTTGTGAATTGATGTGCTGGATCTTCTTTTATAGCTTTGTCTAATTCTTTTTTTGCACTTGAAGGAAGTAAATCATCTATCATACTTTCCACATGCTCTGTTGCTAAATCTGTAGCCTTATCTACGACAAGACTTGAAATAACATTGAATAATAATAAAGGTAACATAATAATCTCCTAAAATTTAAATCCTTTTGGATCTTGTAGGTATCTTTCCCAAATTTCTAAACCACGTGCCGACATTGGCCTTGTTTCTGGTACTTTTTGAAAAAACTGGTCGCGGGTTAAAAAATCATATTCTATCTTTTCTTCCACATCATCAAACAAAACTTCTTTCAATACTTTTCTTTTTTGTGCCATGTTATACTCCTATTAAATTTTACCTTATTTCTCTAATTTAAGATGATTCCTGTAGCCTTCTGTGTCTGATTGATAAAGATCCCATTCTGCGTTGACATTTATTGCATTTGGATTAACACCCGATGCGACTATTGCTGCAGCAAATGCATCTTTAGTATCCCAATGTGTATGATTGACATGCTTAACAGCAGCTTTCACTACCTTTTCTACTTTTTTAGGAGCTTTTAAAATTTCTCCCATTGCTTTGGATATCTTTTTTTTACTCTTTTTTGCTTGTGCCATATTATTCCTTATTGTGTTAAAAATTTGTAAGCTGGGGTTTCTTTGAATTCTTCTGGATTGGATGTGAAAGCCCCATAAAGAGCTTCAATATTAACAGGAATAAAATCCCGATCAAAAATCATTCCAGTTGAAGTTACTGCTTCTGTAAATTCTTCAATACTATTCCAAGTTACATCACTGGTTGTGGATTCTACTTTTTTTGGTTTAACTGCTTCTAATTCTTCTATAAGGTCTTCTTTACTGTGTCTTCGGTCTAACTCTATTCCAAGAGTTCTACCTTCTTTTTCTAATTCTTTTTTTGATTTAAAACTTCTAGATTTTGCCACTTCACTACTCCTATTTTTAGTTTATATTAATTCTATAATATTATTTATAATCCCCCCAATCTTGCGAAATTCAGATTGGGGGCACCACAGTGGCTATTGACCGATGGGAATCAGTCTAGGCTTTTTCTCATCTGGAATTACTCGTTCCAGATTCACAATAAGCATGCCGTCTTGGAGGTCGGCATTTTTAACAATAATATCATCACTCAGTTGGAACGCCCGAGAAAAAGTTCTCTTGGCAATTCCACGATGTACAAAACCGATTTCATTGTTTCCATTGTTTTCATCATTATCAGCCCCATCATCTTTCGCGGTAACAGAACGAATGGTAAGAGTACCATCAGTTACTTCTACTTCAATATCACTTTTTGAAAAACCAGCAAGAGCTAGCTCAACAACATACTGTAGATCATTAATTTTGCGAATGTTATATGGTGGATAACCAGATTGGGCGGTATCCATAGTATTAAGACGATTAAAAAGTCCATCGAATCCAACGCTGAATCCGAGCATCTTTTGTAAGTCTTGTTGAGTGGGGAATGTGTGTGGTGCTAATGTTAACATAGGGCCTCCTATAAAGCGAGGTTAATATTGTACTTCAATCCTCAGCACGTGGACTTGAAGTAAGTTAGAGGTCACCACTATTGGTCAACCTCAATCACGCCATCCTTCTCCTTTGAAGAGATGATGACAGCGATGTTTTAAAACAGTCCAAAATAGACTGCTCAATGAATCTGAAGTATAATTTCCAGTTTCTTTTACTATCAATTTATATTTAGTCTTCATAATCTTTTCATCAATTTGCCAATTACTATTATAGTATTTAGTCATAATGTAAAAAATGAAAAAGGGTGGGATTAATCACCCTTTGTCAGATGGTATATGATTACTTCTTGGAATAAATTCCCCAAAGTACCCATATTGCGACTAGACCAACTAGGCCTTCGCTTCCGAGTGATTTAACTAATCCGGTAACTGAACCAATGACATCAATGCCAATGAAAGGAACAGCTGCTCCGAAAATGATTTGAAGAACCACGCCTAATGCGATTAACGCAAGACCAGCTTCTGTAAGACTGCGAATCCAGCCTGTTGCTTTTTCTAACATAGGATTACTCCCTTTTTTGAATTAAAGTTTTGGCAATATAACTTTTTTGTTATTTACCAGTAGAACCAAATCCACCTTCACGCTCGGTCTTCTGAACTGGTGGTTTTTTGA